ATAATATTTTATCTCCTAATTTGTTGCGAACATGCCAACCCCGGTCTCATCCGCCTGCTGCATCGCTTTCATCAATTCCGCCCGTTGCTGATCAACCGGTAAATTGTCAAAAGTTTCAACTTCGAGGATGTTTCCGCCGGGCTGGCTTCCGTTCAGTTGTGTTTTTTCTTCATACTCAGCGACCTTCTTTTTAAGTTCGCTGACCTGTTTTTCCAGTGATTCGGCCCGGTTAGCCTGGAGGTACATCGTCGCACCTTCGACGGCATCGGTGATGCCTTCGGGGTACTGCGTCAGGACGGGTTTGCGCTCAAGCAACTGTCCGACCATCTTGAATAGCTCACTATTCTGGTCGTTCAGGTCTTTATGCTCGCTTGCCGCCGCTTTCCAGTTCGCGTCCCACTTGGAAACGAACTTGGCCTGCTGCGACTTTGCGTCCTGGTCGGCAACCGCTTTCCTCGCCTGCTCCGCCGCTTTTCTTGCAGCTTCGGCATTTGCGTGGTCGCCTTCATCCTCGAACTCCTTGGCTATTGCCTCGTATTCGTCGGGTGAATAACGACTCTGCGCCGATCTTTGCTCGATCTCAGCCAGCGACTTGGATTGCTGTTCCTTCAACGCTTTCTGCTGAACCGCCAGTTCCTCGCGCTCCTTCTTCACTGCCGATTTCTCGGCATTGACCTCACGCCAGGTCTTGTTGGCCCGCTCCTGCGTCTTCTTGGCCCGGGCATACTTCGACGAAGATTTCTCCTCGTCATCAGTCTTCTCGGGCTTGTCCTCCCCGGACGAATCATCGTCCGCCGGTTTCTCCGGTTCTACCTCACTGGGTTTGTCATCAGTCACAACTGATTCCTGATCGGGTTCCTCGGCCTGCGGCACCGGGGATATGTTCGCAGTATCAAACGCGGAAACATCGGCATCGGCCAATGCTTTTAGCAATTGCTCGCGTTCAACGTCCAACTCGACTGGTTTATCTGCTACTACTGTAGACATAAATTCATGCGGACTGACGCATCCACTCCAGGTCGTCGGTCACCCCGACCACTGGTTCGTCGGGTTGACTCACGATGGATGCCATCCCGTCCAGTGTCGCCAACGCGGATTTGAACCCGGCGGCGTGACCGGCGTGATACGCCAGGTCTGCTGGAGACGAAATTAGCCGGTCGCAATTTTGGATGTGCAAGTTTCGCAGGTGGTACTTCAACTGTACTCCGACCTCGCTACTCATGAACGTCTGCAACTTCGCAGCGTGTTCATTCGTCCACTCGGGTGGCTCAGACCACTGCAACACCTGGCGGAACTGCTTCCATGCCCGCCACCGGTTCTTCAATCGACTCCACATTTTGTTGTTCCGCCTGGGCAACAACCGCTTGCTGCATCTGGGCGAATAAATTCTTTAGTTCGTTCTCCACCTGGCGACCCACTTTCGAATCGGCTTCCTTCAGCTTCTCCAAATGTTCGCCAATGTGTTGTTCGAGGAATTGTCCCTCAGCCGGTTCCGGTGGTGCGCCAGTGTCAGCACGGTTGGTGATGTATGCCATGACCGTCTGGATATGCACCAGGTGATCGTCTGAATCCTTCACCACCGCCGGGAAACCCAACCGGAGGAACGTGATCTCGTTGGCTTGATCCTCCGCCTGGTTGGCCTGCTCCATCATCGGATCGACGTACAACCGCTTGACGAGTGTCGCGTCATCACTCTCCAGGATCGTCTTTCGCAGTTGTCCCTGGTCGATGTACGGATCATTCGCGAACATCTGGAACCGGTTGATGGCTTTCTGCATCAGCAACTGCTTGTTGACTCCATCCGCCGATCCGGTGGGTTGGATGCCGTACTGCTCGTGCAACGCCTCCTGTGGCACCTGCTGCGCCGTGTCGAGGTACCAGTAGTCGAGGCTGGTCTTGTCGTATTGCAGCAGGATCGACCAACTCATCCGGTACAGATTGCCCAGTGCGATACGGAAGATTCGCATCCTTAAATCGCTCGATTGCTGGTATAACCCGCCAATTGCCTGGATTTCCGTTGCCGTCCGCCGCTCCGTATTCTGCAACGTCTGAGTCAGGCCAAAGTCCGGTGTGCTGACCCGGTTCTGCGCGATTTCGCGCATGATGTTCATCTGCTGATCAAACGAGATCGGCGGAGACTGGTGGGCCACCGGTTGGATTCCATACGGCAGGATGCTGCCAGGTGTCATGCGGAGGTTGCCGCTGTTGGGCATGTCCCGCTCGGCCCGGTACAACGGACGATTGAACAACGTCATAGCGTCATTCTTCTCGTTCATCAACTTGGTCAGTTCAGCCTCAAAGATCGCCTGCAACTCGACCACTCCCCGGCTCGAATAAAAGCCCGGGTCTTTGATCTCGTAGTTGAAAATGACAAACGGCGGTTTGCCATGGTTGTACGGAATCTTCATCGTCGGACGAAGATCGATGTCCGGGGATGTCGGGGAGTAGGTGCAAATCAACCACTGACCGGTGTCCGGGCAGCGATAATAAACCTCCCAGACGATGATCTTGTCCCGCTCGGGGAACGTCAGTCCTTCCCGCTCGTACTTCGCGGCCTCGGTGTTCATGTCACCGGCATCCTCACCGTAGCTGCCAACGATCTGGTCGAGGATCGCCTTGTCCTGCTTCAGGTGCTTCTGGCGTTTGTACGACTCAATCGAGTAAACGCTGATATGACAAATCCGGTCTGCATCGGCCAAGTCCCGCGTCCAGGCGGGAACCACGATGTGCTGAGGATCGACGGTGTAATACTTCAACCGCTTCGATGAGTAATCCCAAAGCACCTTCAGCACCCCGGTGCCACACATCAACATGGCATCCACCGCCGAAAGAACCTCGGTTTCGAGGTTCGTCTTCTGCTTCACCCGGTGGTCGAACCACTGCGCGGCGGCAGTCGTGTACTCGGCCACCTGGGGTGATGTGGGAATGAATTGTGCAATTAAGTCGGTGGCAAACAACTGCTGGAAGTACGCCGGTTTGAGTTCGCTGATCGTCGTGTCAACGAGCGGAAAGTGTACGTCACTCGCCCCGGGCCATGGTTTGTTCTTTCGCCTCAACCCATGGTGGCGCATCTCGTAGAACATCCGTTGACGGGTGTCCCACACCGAACGATCCGCCAAGTCCTGCAATACTGCCGTGTTTAATTTCTGCCGACCGTGCATCTAATATTCCTCCTCCTCCTCGTCTTCTTCTTCCTCCACGCAATGACCCATCGCCTGCAAGGCGAACAGCGTGGAGTACATCTGGAGGCCACCAATCAACGTGGCATCGCTCAGATCAAACTCCTCCTGATAGCGACCCAGCAACGCCTCTAATTCCCCGCAAAACGCATCAAACTGTTTCTCGACGGTCATCATGATGACCTCCTCCCGGGAAGATTAGCGTTTCCTCGGCTTCAGACCGTACTTCTTGCCGCCTGCCGCCTTGCGAGGCCCGGAAGCCATCGCCCGCCGACCTGCCGCTGATACGTTACGTTTCAGGCTTTTACGCGCACCGCTCCTTGCCCCGAGTGATTCGTCCTGCCGTGACTTGTAGCCTTGTCGTTTTGCTGCCATCTCGATTTTTCCGTTAGTGCGTAAAAAAACGCACCCGAATTGGGTGCGTGAAATCGTTGGCTTGGCAAGTGCCTCGGGGGTGTACTTGGTCTGTACTACAAATAGCTCATCGCACGGGTGATCAGTTTCTGCGCCGTGACCGGGTTGTCGGGAACCGCGTTTCTTGCGTCATCAAGCAATTCCTTCACCCGGGCCAACTGCTGTTTCAACGTCAGCGCATAGGTCACCTGGTCAATCGATTCCTCGATCATGTCCTCGACCAACGGCACCCGCTCCCACAAATCCCCGCCGTGTTCCGCCTGGCCCGCCCGGTATTTCTTGTCGATCCCGGTGGTGACCGACTTGAGGATTCCGGTCAGATGATCTTCCTGCTTTAGCGTCATTCCAAACTTGCCTTCTCCAGTTCGTACTCGTACTCGATGATCTGTTCCATCAACGAATGCACAAATTTCGTCGCATCCGGGCTGGCGTTGTACGCATCCTCGAACCCACGTTCATTGTTCAGGATGATCTGCTTGGTCGCGTCCAGCTTCCTCGGGAGTGTCGTTTGACATCCGATTCCGCACCCAATCCAGCTTGTCACGGCGACGAGCGTCAACCATCGCTTCCAGGTTCTTCTTCTCGGTCTTTTTTCCATAGCTAAATAATTGCTTTAACAACTCCAAAACCGCCCGAATTATTCCCAACACATTCATCCCGTATTCAGTCCCATCGACTCCCGCAACTTGGTGTCACCCGTCCAGTCACTCATACCCGCTTCCAGCACTTCATTCAAGTCCGGTTGAGTCATGCGCTGAAACATGTACTGATCCGAATAACTCGCCAATGCCATCACCACGGCATCCGCCCGGTCAGGACTACTGAACCCACGCGCCTTCATCTCTTTTTTAGATTCCAGATTCAACTTGCCGGTCTTCGCCGTGCCGACCCGGCGCGTTGTCAACTGACTGTGCAAAATCTCGTCATCAGGCACAATACACTCCATCCGGTCAATCTGTCGGGCAGCGTTAAACCACATCTCCGTTCCCCGGTTCATGTACCGATCCGGTTCATGCGCCCGCCCGCCGAGGTTTATCTGGTGAATCGGCCAACCCATCTCAGCCAACTGATGACACATCGGCAACCCCAACCCGCCCGCATCCCCGAATATCTGCTCAGGCTTCAACCCGGCCTTCTCAAACTCCAACGCAAACCGGGCGCAACCCGCCATCGTGTTCGCCTCGCGCCATGCCGTCAGTTTGGTGATCTTGTTGCCAATCCGCATACAAAACACACTCTCATCCCCGGCAGCCGCAAAGTCGCATGCCGCCACCATCTCCTGACCGTCCTTCGTCGGTGGACTGTCCAAACATTGCATCAACGACTCCCACGGTATCACCAAGCCTTCACCACTCGTCTCCTGGAACTCGCCAAAGATCATCGAACGGATCAACGGGTGATCCTTCCCCCACATCTCCATCTGCTCGTCAATCCACGATTTCTTGATGTGCGGACACTCGAACGCCGTGACGGTGTGCAGTTTCCACCACTTCTGTTCTTTGCTGAAAATCTTGTAAAATTTGCCCGTGGTGCCGCCCGGCGAACTCATCGCCAATATCCTGTTTGGCTGAATCCGCGCAACTGCCTCAAACAAATCCTCCTGAATCGATTTACACTCATCCAGGATAATAAAAACCTGACCGTGGAAGCCTTCAAACCGCCCAGGCTGGTCAGTCGCAAATCCCAGGATCCTCGAACCGTTGTCCATCGTCAAATCGGTCTGGTTGATCTGCATTCCCAACCCCGCAACCTTACTCGCCAAACTCCGAATCTGCGGCCACAACTGTTCCTTCACCTGGCGATAAACGCCACTCGTCGTAATGACGATACTGCCAGGATAGATCAGCGCATACCACAACGCACTCGGCCCGGCAATCATCGCAGTCTTGCCGCTGCCGTTCGCCGCTTTCAACGCCACCCGCGCACCCGGTTTGCTCAGATCAAACAGAACTTTCTTCTGCCAATCGTACAACTTTAACCCGAGATACTTCTCAGTAAAGACATCGCAATCCGCGTCTCGCGAGGAGACTCGGGTCTTTGTTTTCGACCCACGCGGTTTTTCTGGTGACTTTGTTTTCCCGGTCTTCGCTTGTCCTGTTTTGCTCATAATCACTCACATCAAACTTCCTAATAAATTTCCCCGTCTCATCCGTAATCCTGTACGCCGCCACCACATCGTTCATCGGGTGGTAACTGAACAAATAAAACGGACATCTAAACGCTTTGCTCGCCCACTGCCCGACTTCCATCTTGTTCCAGCCAAGCATCTCCTTCTCATACGTCCCAAGCGGTTTCTCACGCGCCTTGATCTCCGCCACCGCCCGCACCACTCCGTTCCTCACGAACAACCCGTCCAGTTCGCTAAACTGATCATTCGTGTAAATCCATGAATCACCGGGATGATTCTCCAGGATGATATCAATGCACTGCTGCTCTTTCTGGGCTATCATTACACACCACACATGCCTTCGCACTCATCGAGGAACGTCAATTGCCCCCGGTCTACATCCGTAGAGAGATCCACCTCATCCAACGGTTTGCACTCCCGATGGAGGTACGCTTCATGATCAACCCCACGAAGTCCGTTCCTCACCAATTTATCAATCCTCACCGCTTCGTCCCAACCGTTCTGATCGTGTTCTTTCAATCTCCGCCACTCATGATTTGAATGGTACGGACAATAAACACACGCTGACCGAGGTGGTTCCGCGTATCCGTTTTTCTTCATCCACTCCAAACAATCCCCCCGCCTCATACGCTTTTCGATGAGCGGAAATCGGTGGGTGATGTACGGAAGCAAACTCACTTTCATCCGCGTCATTTCGTCCAAACTAATCCCAATCCAAGTAGTACAGTGAACGTCTTTCGCCCGTTGTCTCGGTTTTAACCCAAGCAACTCCCGCGTCTTTTTCTTGATTGGATCAATCTTGTATTCAACCGTGCAAATACGGTTTAACTGCCCCAGGCTACCGGTCTCGCTTTTAGTGTAAATTGGAGGTTGGGCGCATCGCGCACCGTTCTCCACCGTATCCTCCAGCATTTTCGTTAAGCCTTTATTCTTCATCACCCGATACACCGGGAATGGCAACTCGTCCTCCAGCCAATCGAGCCAATCATAAACATCATCCGGTTCCGCGCCGACATCAGCAAAGATCGCCCCATCGACCTTCGGCTCAAGCTCGCCCCGGACTGCCATCAGTGCCATCACCGATGACTGAACTCCCGCACCTAAACTAATCAAATTCAACTCCACCTGTTCTTCTTCCTATTCGACGACAGGACACGTTCCCGATCCTCGATGTACTCCTGCAACCGGCCCGCCTGAAAAGTCGCTTCAGCGTGATCCTGGTGGTCGTACAACGTCTCATACGGAAACAACCCACCCCGATTCAACCGCACCCCGGCTGGTGCCTCTCCCGCCTCCGACCGTACCCATAACCGCCAACGTCCATCGTTCTCGCACCTCACAAATACCGTCACTCGTCAATAATCTCCAAACCCGTCCGCTCCTCGTAATCGTCCATCACCCACACCCGCCAATTGTCCACCTCGTCCTCGTCCACCTCGTAATTCGAGTGTGACATCATCTCCATGCCGTCAGGACGACACACCGCCCGAAACGCATGCCACCGGCCTTTCGCCATGACGAACAACCCGTATGTATGTACCCCGCTCAATCCTCACCCCCCGTCAACCGCTCAATCTCCAACCGATGCATCGCCTCCTCACTCACACACCGCGCCTCCATGTCCGTCACCTCGCCCCGCGCCAATACCAACAAATCCTCCAACTCGGCTATACGCCTCTCCATCCCGGCGCACCTGGCGCACGGTAACTCAGCCGGTAACTGGAATTCGTGGGGACGCATCAGTCCGATGTCGCGTCCGTCGAAGTGTCCGACACTTCACCACCTCCACCCATCGCAGTGCCGTCAGTCGCACCATTCGCACCGTCGATGGTGTCTGGCGAAATGTCCGATGGGGCGTCCGGTGCGACCAATTCGCGCCAATCGGACGAACGCTGAAGCGAGGCGATGCCGTTAATCGCTATCGACACAATCTCGCCACCCGAACTGCCGACCTCAACGAAAACATCGCCCAACTCGTTATCGAACGTATAATACTCCTGGTCGTCTGCTGGCACCCGGGTAAACATGAAGATGAGGCACCCGCGTTTTATTCTAATTCGAGGTTCGTCAGGCGAAGTATCGTCAGGCACGATTGGCGTACTGTCGGATATTCGAGCCAGCGTAGGTATGTGCATCTTCGTCATTCGGAATTCCCCGTGTGCGATTGTTTTAAGCGGGGTGGGGGGTTGGACTCCTGGCCCCCGGTCGTTGGGGGTTCCCCCCCATGATTCTCAGCCAAACCATCATCCTGGGGTGAATCTGGTGTGACTTTCTCGGGCAACAGTGCCGCTTGCTCCGTTTCAATCGCATTCGCGGCGGATACTACATCCGATCCCAGCCGCGCAGACTGCAACCCGGCAAGCTGATCCGCGGTGATCGAGGAGCGAACATGCATGGATCGGACATCGACTTTCTTCGAGGTTGCGTACTCATCGCTGAACCTGGCACCAAGTAGCTTCATCGCTAAATGCCCGTCACCATTGGCGATTCCTTCGTTCACCGTACCCAACGCAAATGCTTGGTACTCCGACTCTGCCTGTCGGATTGCATCCGAAAGGTCGGAGTATCGCTTCGTCCAGTCGTAGAGGTTCGATGTCGGGATGGCGGCAAGCGCACAAGCCCGCATAATCGGCAGTCCGCTTCTGATATTCTTCAGCAAAGCCTCGATGCGGTCAGGCGTATATCCCGTCCTTCTTCCGCACTTCACGCCGCTGCCGAGTTTGCTTTCCTGGTCGGCTCTTGCGGTCAGGACGCTTTTCGGCATGGCGATAGGCGCGTTGCGTAGTGCCTCCAGCCTCGACGCTTTCTCCTCGGCGGAGATGGTGTTCTTGACGATGGGAACGGCTTTCTTCTTTGCGGTGGTTTTACGTTTGCCTGCCATCGGGATTAAACCTGAGAAACTTGCTTGGGATACGCTTAACCTGCTCCATCGCTTGATTCCTACGAGCATCTTGACTCCGAAGCTTGTGCTGTGCGATTGACATGATCTGCGTTCTGTCGAAACGTGAATCTTTTCGAGCAACGATTGCTGCGTGTTTTCGACTGGACGCAGTGACGAAGAAGTCGCCAATGTTCGTTTTTATTTTGTATTCATTCATAGTTGATCTTCATCGTCGTTCTTATTTTCGAGTGCCAATATTGCTGATGCAACTCTTATTTCGAGTGCCTCGATCCTGTTTTCGAGTACCTCGATCCTGCCGATGATAGTGAAAAGTTCGTCAAACGCTTTCTGATCGAACCACGCTTTGAGTTCAGCGACAGTTTCCGTTTTAACCCCGGTGATGATCTTTTCCAGGTTCTCGTCCTTCCACTCATTGACGGCCTGGAGCGTCTCGATTTCCTCGGTATTATGTTCCTCGGTGTCGATGACATGACGTCGAAGCAACGCAAACTGCTTCCTCAGTTCGCCCACCTCAGCGTTGAGTTCATCTACCCGGCCACCGAGGTTATCGTTCTTCGGTTGCTCGCCTGCCAATGTTTCGCTTGTTGTTATACCTGCCATAACATTTTATTTGTTTTTTGTTGTTAACATAACCCCAAATTGCACCAACCGACCTGCACGTTGAAGTTGTGAATTTTTGTTGAGAACATTCCTGTTGCCGCCCGGTAGGTAGCGGGCTTGGCGTCAGGTCGGTTGGTTAAATTCTTCATACTATTTCCCACTCGTAACCGTTCCATGATTGGTGTTGCGCTTCTCGGGAAAGGCGATTGGTCGGTGGAGCGAAAATACGTCTTTCGCGGTGATATTCGTTGGGTGGAATTGCGATTGGCAGCAAACTTCCCGAGTGTGTTGAGCGACGAAGCAACTCTCGTAATTTTGCATTTGATTCAATTGTTTTTGTGGTAAGCTTCCAACGCTTCGCTTTCTTTCTGGCGATCTTACGGTGAAGTAACTCTCGAAGAACATCGTTTGACCGGTTTGCGAGTTTTTTTCGGTAATACTCCTCACGGGTATTGACTCCCAGGTTGGCGAACAATCGTTTTTCTTCTTTTCGATGAAGTGCCATCGCTGTACGTTGTTCCTTGAGTAATCGTTTTTCTTCCTCCTGCTTCCAAAGCAACGCATCTCGCGCTTGTTCAGCCTCATCGTGCGCTCTGACCAGGTGAAGCAACTCCTCCTTGAAGCAATCCTCCTGCTTAACGGCAGCCCGCCTTTCCGCTTCCCGGCGCATCCACCCGGGTACATAGAACCGATCATCCATCTAATCTCCTCCCGCAACATGCGTTTCTTGGCCCGCTACGGTACCGTCACGCGATTCTTTTTCGTTTCGGGTGTCCATACACCCCCGCAACTTTCCTAACGCCTCAGAAGCCAATCTGGCAACATCTTTCGGTGCGGCTCTTTGGCGAGGTGGTTCACCTGGTCGCTTTGGCTTCCGGTACGGTGATGGCTTCTCGATCCCGGCGGCGAGTTGGCGGATGTGATGTTCCATCTTCTTCAACTCACGGAACTCCTCACGGTCTTCCGGTTGGATCGTGTTCCCGGCGATGTTGTACACCCCGCGCTCCTCCAGCATCTGCATCTGTTCGCGGATCACCTCCAACTGCTGCTTGTAGGCATAGGCTTCTGATGATGTTAAAATTCTCATGATTTTGGACGCTTATCGTATTATTCGTATTATCGTATTACTCGTACTATTCGTTTAAGTATTTAAATATATATATACTAAACGGTATATCGTACCTGTCGTACTTATCGTATATATCGTATATAACGTATTATAGTGAAAAAAGCGCATCTAACTCGTTGTGTCGCAGTGACTAGCTGATGTAGTTTTTATTTTTTTCTACAGGTCTGTTGTATTTTTTACAGAAAAACGCAAACCGTCTGAACTGCTTTTCGTACCCCGGTTTCCGCCGTAGATTGTCCACCAATTTGATGTTGTGGAGGACGGTCGAGTGGTTCCTGCCCCACCACTTGCCGATGGCTACGGAGGTGTAATTCTCGTAGGATGCCAGGCGCATACAACACGCTCTCGGCCAGACGATCTCCGGTTTTCGACTTTGGCTTTTAAGGTCGTCAAGCGGTGTGTCGAAATACTCGGCTGCCGCTTCAGCGATCTTTTGCAAGCGGCGCGTTGAGCCGGGAGGTTCCTCGGGCCACAGGATGTTTTTTAATTTATTTTCCATAGTTCGAGTGCAGGTTTCTCCCAGTCGCCCAGTTGCGAGTGGGACTTGAATACCGTCTTAACCACCACAAACTTCCAGTTTGCTCGTTCAAAATCTCGGATCATATTTTCGACTATCCACACTTCCGAATCCAGGCGACATGGGAAGCTGAACGGAACTGCACCCAGTCGTTCAGCTTCCTCCTTCGTCACCGCTTTTTCCGTCAGGGACATACTTTTTCGTTTCCTGCCATAATTTGTTCGCAGCTTTGAATACCCGCCACCCGCGCCTTAATTCAGTCGATGACCATATCTTTTCGACCGCCGGCATCGGTTCGTCCCGCTTGATCACCAGGCTTATACACATCGGGTTGGGACGCATCGTCTTGCGGTACGCAGCCAACTGATAGGCATACTCGTCGCGGAAGATCGCTTTCTTCTTATAGGCTTGAGTCTTGTAATCGACGATGACCGGGCCGCGTATCCCGCGCACCTCGGCTATCAGATCAATCGTCCCGCCGAACCCCCAACGCTTGCTGCTCACCGTCTTCTCGACGGCGATGGTTCGTATTAGGCGATTCTGCGCCCAGCGAACGTAGGTCTCCAGCCAAGGCCAGATTTCCGGGTCTTTCGACTCGTCGAACTTGCCGAGGTTGAACTGTTCGATGGCATGATGCACCCGGTTGCCGAAGTCCAGGATGTCGTGCTTGTCGAGGTTGCCCAGGCCATGAATCCGGTCGATGTACGACTGCTCCGACTCCTCGTTGATCCGGGGGTTGTGCATCGCTTTGCGGATCATCTGGTCACACTTCCAGGTGGTCAGATGCGGCTTCTCGATCATGCCCAGAACCCCGCTCACCGATGGCACCAGGTTCTGCACCCGCGTCTCTCTCAGCGTGGTCGCTTTGCCGTTGGGTTGGAAATGACACGCCTCACCGGACATCGTGTACCAATGCTGTCCGGTGGGCGCGATTCGCTTCGGTTCCGGGATGATCATTATCGACTCCTCTCAGCGAAGTTCTCCTGGCACTTCTTCAGGTACTCGGCCTTGTCGAATTCGCCGCTCGGCTTGACGTTCTCCTGGCTCGGCATGATGGACGAGATGTTCGCCCAGGTGCGTTCCCCGCGTTCGTCGTGGGTCACGTTTACCAAAGCGCATTTCCCAACGCAGGATGCCTCCATGTCGTAACCGGAATCGGCCTTGACCAGTTCAACACCCCAGGAGTCGATAAACGGCTTCAGCTTGCTTTTCTCGTGCAACGAGCAGTTGAACTGGTAGGTCAGGCGGAACGGACGCCCGTCTTCCATCGGCACTTCCGACTCGAAGATGAAACGTATCTTTTGCTTCGGATCCTGGTTCTCGGCTTGCGGATGAGCGGGACATAATCGCGCCCCGACCGGGCCGAGTTTCGGATCGGTATTCGGCTGGATGCCGTAGGATTCGCCAACGTCAATGACGCCCACACACACCACGTTCTGAACTTTCTTCGGGGGTAACTCTCCCCCGCCATTACTTTCGCTAATTATCATAATATGTATCTTTCTTTTCGCGGACTATCCGCCAAATTGTTGCCCGGGAGTGAAAAGCCAACAACACCCCCGGGCGATGATCCCGGCACATGATCAAACCGGTTCCATCAAATCGCTTTCTCTTAAAATCTTAAACCAATCGTCAGCGCGGACAGTGACCAGCCAGTCGCAGTTGTTTCGCTTGTGCGCCACCACCGGAATCTGGCCCGGCTTGGCGTCCCGCACTGCCTGGTTCATCGCATCCTGCACGTTCAATCTTTCCACAAATTTCACCTCATGATGGAGGCTCGGTAGGCTCGGACACATGACATCCGGGCTGCCGTCAGGACAGTTGCCGACATGCTGCGCCGTGCGATAGGTGTC